ATGACCGACACTAACTCGTTGGTTAATGCTTTGATGGAGAAACCAGAAGAGTTGTCTCCAATTATTACTCACCTCGCAGGCCGCGAAGAGAAGAAATTCCCTTTGTCGTTCTTGACTGAGGGTGTTGGAAATACTAAATCTATTGACCGTTTCGAATACGAGTACCGCGTGAAGACTCACGAAGTAAACGTTCGTCCCGTCGTTACTAGTTTGAGCGGCAATCAAGGTGCAGGCGGGCAAATCTTTAAGGTGGTATTCCCTGATAAGTGGTTCATCTTCCCTTACACCCTTGTATCTCAATCAGGTGTATTGGCTCGTATCATGGCTGAGCCTGTACCAGCTCCAGGTGGTTATGAGTATTCTCTGAAGCTCGTATCTCCTGACCAAGCTAGCATGCCTTCAACTGACGTTGCAGCAGGTGCTTTGTTCGGTATGTTGTTTGCATCAGTAGGTGTTGACTTCTCTCGTGGAAATGCATCTAACTGGAGTGCACCAGGTCTCGTACGTAGCAAGATTGGTACTGTACGTAAGTCTTACCACTTCTCTGGTAACGCTAAAGACTATGTTGCTCAGTTCTCTCTCCCAACTAAGGAAGGTTCTACTACTAAGTTGTGGATGGATTACGAAGAGTACCGCCACATGCTCCGCTTTAAGGAAGAGTGTGAGATGTACTACTGGTATGGACAGAAGACCTACAATGATAAAGGCGTAAACGAAATGTTGGACGAAAACGGTCAACCAGTAATTGCTGGTCCTGGCTTGTTCGAGCAGATCATCAACAAGGACACTTACTCTACTTTGACTCAAAAGAAGCTTGAGGACGTTATTGGTGATTTGTTCTACGGCATGACTGACGCTACTGATAAGCAGGTTACTTTGTACACTGGTATTGGGGGTGCACGTGAGTTTGATAAGGCTCTCCGTAACTACTACGCTGGTGGTGGTATGAGCTCTTCTAGCATTGCAGCTGACTCTTCCTCTAACTCTTACCTCCGTACAACGGAATCTAAGTTCATCACGGGAACTGGTCGTAGCTTGGGTATTACAGGTTACTTCACTTCTTATGATCACGTTGATGGTCACAGAGTGAACGTAGTAAAAGTCCCATTGTTTGACCATGGCCCAGTTGCTCAAGCTTCTGCTAAGCACCCAGAATCTGGATTGCCATTGGAATCTTACAGAATGACCTTCGTTGACCAGTCATCTTATGACGGAGAAAACAACCTCCAGATGATCAATAAGAAGGGTCGTGAAATGTTGCGTTGGGCTGTTGCAGGTTCAGTAGTTCCTAAAGGATTTGCTGAGTCTGACACTCGCGCAAGTGATATAGACGGTGCGTCTGTACACATGTTGAAAACAGCTGGTATCCTGCTTCGCCGCTTTGATACCTCGCTCGATCTGCAGTGTGTGGCATCGTAATTTGTGTTTGGTTTGCATAGGGGGGATCGCCAACGGGTTGGTCCCCCCACTTACCATATATTCATTAAGTTATTCTTCTTAATAAAAGAACAACTTAGTTATTCTTTCTAAACTCTAAAAGAACAAAATCATGCGTAAAATTTATATCCGCAGAAAAGAAGTCCTGAATCACTTACCTAAAGAAGTACGTGCAGGCGCAAAAATTAGTATCGGGAGTATCTATGTCGGAAGACAACCACTCCGAGGTGTAGAAGGAGAAGAAGCTGGAAAGCTTTTATCTGGAATACTAGATGTCCCATACGGACATGCAGACTGGCCTAGACAAGAAAAAGCATTCTGGGCAAGTATGACTGTCAAAGTTCCCTTCGAAGGAAAGGAGCTAGATATCACTACTGATGACGAAGGTAATCCGACAAATGCGTTGGATTACATTACTTATAAGTGGTGTATGAAACACAGACAGGTTGCAGAATCTGAAGCAGCAATGCAAGCAGACGGAGCAAAGAAATTCTATATCTATGATCCTCAGCGAGACTTGCTTAAGAAAAATGCGCAAGTAAAACTAAAGAAGGAGGCTGACAAAGAATTCATTAAAGTCAGCTCAGACCTTGACAAAATGCGCAGACTTCTTAGAGTGCTATCTAAAGGTTCTAGACCAGAGAAACTTACAGACATGGAAGTTGAGAATCAACTCTACGCTGTTAAAGATGAGAAGCCCGCGTTGTTCATCAAATACAGCACAGACAAAGACCTTGACACCCGTGCAGAAATAGAACAAATGGTTGAGCTTGGGGTGCTTCGACTGATCGGTAACCAACACATCTATGGAGATGAGATCATCGGAGAGAACGTCACAGACACAATCATTTACTTCAACAACAAAAAGAACTCAGGGCAAGTCAATGCCATGAGAGCACAACTTAAAGAAGTCAAATGACAATAGAAGAGATGCATATTGCTGTCAACCTGGGGGTGCAAAAAATCGCATCTTTCCAGGTTGACAATCTCTTACCACAAGAGATTGATCACGAACTTAATGATGCAATGGATGCATTTATTAAGCAGCGATACTACCCCATGGGCAACAAGTATCGTAAGGGTTTTGAACAATCTCAAAAACGAATAGATGACTTACGTGCACTAGTAGTTGATGCTAGGCTTAAGTGCTTTTATATAGGAGAGACTATAAGCGGATTTTATGCTGACAGAGCCCCACTCCCAAGTGACTACATGTTCTTGGTAAATGCGCTTAGTGAAAACTACTATATCTGCAACGCTGCAGTAGATTTTGACGAAGAGACTATTGTATACTACACATTTAATATTAGTCTCACACCCCCAAGTCCAGGGTTGATATTAACAGCTTTAAAATTTGATGAAGCAGATCTCATTACTAATGAGAATGGGATGTCATTAGAGTACTTATCTAATATTCAAAATTACAGCAGTACCTATATGGCAGGAGTGGCCCCAGTGGGGTCAAATCCTAAAACATCACAAAGCCCCTTTAACTCTATTCTTAGTACAGCTTCTACAGCAGACTACAACCTACAAGTTTTTGCAGAAACAACTCTTACGCCCGTAAGTGATTCAAACACTTTAATGCTACTTACAACTTACGACGCTGCCAGTGCAATAGTTGCACACTGGACACATCCTGTAACTGAGGTTGTTACTACAGTAAGCTACCCATATCCGGCCAACAGCGAAACCTTTAAATACAGAAAGTATAAAGAGTCCGGAACAGCGCAGAAAGAGAAGATGAGTTTTGTGCAGCACGACGACTTATATTCATTGCTAAGTGATCCGTTTAATACGACCACTTACGACAAAATTAAGTACACTATTCAAGAAAACTTTATCGACGTACATAGTGACGAAACTTTTTTCACTACATTTGTTGATATCAAATACATTAGACAACCTAAGCGTATGAATAAAACCTTAGGCGTAGGTTGTGAATTGGCACCTCACACTCATAACGAGATCGTTGAGATGGCAATACAAAGCATACTAGAGGCCATTTCTGACCCGAGGTATAACACACAATCCAGGGAAGTCCTGGGGAGTGAATAAATATGATGTTTAATCCCAAAAAAATAAATTAAAATGGGAAGTAATCTTTCACAGGTGTTTATTGCAAACACCTCATCTTTGGAGAGCGGCAGCACTTTTACCGATATTGCAAGCACTCCTGAAATTGGAATCTGGGACCTTGACGGAAAGGCCTGGGTAGATAGTGCTTTGTATAAAGCAGGTGTTGACGTAACAGATGAAGTTGCAGGTACTACTGCAGGTGCTACTACAGATGCAGTTAGCGATTACTTGACTACTGTAGCAAATCCTTTGTGGTTGTACAACAACTTGCAGTTTGTTCAGGGCACAGCAAACAATCCAATTGCTACCCCAATGATCAACACAAGAAACATTCGTAGCATTCGCCACGATGGGTTCTTGGCATCTGCAGGTGCAATAGTAACTATCTCTGACAGCGATTTTGTTGGCTCTGCCGGGGACGAAATTGAATTAAAGTTTGTATTCAAGAAGTCTCCCACCGACTACAACAATTTCTATGATGTAGATGGTTTGAGCATATTCTCTAAGCAGTTTCCTTTGTCTGCAGCTAGAAACCACTTTATCGTAAACATTAGCTTTGTAGTTAGTAATTTGGCTGATGTTTCAGCTGGTGATACTCCAGCTAATTTTACAGCAGCAATAAACGATAACCCAGTGCTGAGTAAAATCTTCACTGTTGATGTTTCTGGTGCAGACCTCAAACTTACTGCAATTCACCCAGGTGTAATATTTGAGTTGATCAGCACTAACTTGACTTCTGGCGCAGATCCAGTTGATCAATCTGCTATGATTACAGCACCTGTATTGGGTTCTGGTAATGATTGGCAGGTTGCGGGTGATGAAGCACGTTGCAGAAGCCGTTACGGTAACTTCAACAGAATGTATCTCCCAGAGAACATGCCTTCATACACCAACAAAGGTGAGAAGTACGACAAAATCACTATTTTGTATGAGCACAATTGGCCAACCTCTACTGGTATTGCTCCAGCTGGAACACTCAACGAAGTAGTATTGTACTACACATCCGCTGATGGAAGTGTAGTTACTACTACGGGGGGTACATTTGATGATGCGTTTGTATTGAGCACTCAAACCTACGCAGAAGCAGGTATCCAGTACGTCTGGTAATAATACTTCTTTTGGTAATGGGGAGGACAATAGGGTTCTCCCCCTTATCTTTCTACTATGAAGGTCCTCATATTTATAACAGTTTGGAAAAGACCAGAGGTAACTGATCTTACATATTCCGGACTAGATAGGGTTCAAGCTATCTTTAAAGAGGAAGGTATTGATTCAGAAGTATTAGTTGTTTCATCAGAAGATTATCATACAAAAAAAGCTGAAGACCGAGGCTATCACGTAATAGAAGTAGAGAACTTCCCGGTAGGAAATAAAATGAACCTAGGAATGCAAGAAGCTTTAAAATATAAATGGGACTATCTAATGGAAATGGGGAGCAACAACTTGCTCTCTAACTTGTATATACGAGCATTTATAGCAGCCTGCAAAGAAAACTTTGCTTGTTTTGGGAGCGGAAAGTTTTACGCGCTTCAGCCTGATAAAAAAAGAGTAAGAGTTTTTAACGTAAAAAAAAGAAATGGATTTGGGGGAGTTGGGAGAGGATTTAGAAGAGACGTCATAGAAGCTGCGAAAGACGGAAAGTACTGGGACTCAGAAATAAATGCAGGAATGGACGGAAGTATCTGGATTAACTTAATAAATCCGCAGATTAAAAAAGATCCACACTCTGTACGCAAGCTGGTAAACAACTCGTATCCTAGTGTCTTAGACTTAAAGTCAGATACAGACGTAAATAATCACAAGGGGAAAATTATAGCTGACCAAGACTTTCTGGTTAGATGGTTTCCTGAAAGCAAAAACTGGATAAACTAATGGCATCAGCAGAAGACATAAGGTTTGCAAACATCTCAACTAATTGTAAAAAAATTAGCATCAGACTGAAGGATGGTGACATAACTGGTGGGGCTACAAGCTGGGACGGAGATGTTAGTGACGTGCTAAAGATCTATATCTATGACCAGGACAAGAAGAATGAAATCTACGTAACCCCTGCCTCCAGTGCTTGGGATAACAGTGATGCTACTATTATTAAGATTGTAACTAATGCTAGTGCAGCCATGGTAGGAGTAGTATCAATTGAGCTTTGGGACAGTGCAGATATCACTGCAGTTGACGCAAATATCCTCAGCACTATATATACAGTTGCTCCTTGTCAAATAAATTGCTGCATTGCAAAACTTACCGATGCAGCTATAGAATGTCACTGCAAGTGTGACAAGTGTAAAGAAGACTTGCTCCGTGCAGAAAAAATTCTTTTGATGTTGCAAGGTGCAACATTTGCTGCAGAACAGGAAAGTAACTACGACCATGCAGTAAACATGTATAACAAAGCAAACACTCTATGTACTGAGGTTTGCGCATGTGGATGCTAATGTCTGTACGAAGCTACGATAACGACCAAGAGATAGTAGACAAGATCGAAGCACTACGCACGTGTATTGATCGTCGCCACCACGCCCTATTTAAAAAAATTAAGGGCGGTCTAGAGTGCTCTACTATTGAAAACGTAAAACTTACCCTAATCGCATATCTTCTGATAGATTATCAAAAAAACGCAGAAGATGATAAAGAAGAAGATTGCCTACAGGCAACTGCCTCTGCCCGAACAGGTTGGAAAATAATAAACACATTCTTAGATTATGTATCCAGAGAATGCCGAGACTGTATAGTAACTATTGCAAATCAGGATGTTATTGGGACAGACTATGACGCAAGTAATCCACCAATTGGAGGCTCCCCAGTTCCTATAGAGTACTTGATAGTTACACAGTCTGGAGATAATATAGTAGAATCAGGAGCAAATCCGGATACCCTCAAAACAAGCTAATAATATGGCCAACGTAACAATAAATTCTTTAAGTTCAACATCAGCCGCCTCTTTAACCGGGAGCCACTATCTAGTAATAGATAATGGGTCTACCACAACAAAGCTCGCGGCCTTGTCTGCAGCTATTCAAACTATTACTACTCTTGGGGGTGGAGGAGCATCTGTAGTTAAAAGTTTCTCATCAGGCGTACTTTCTCAACGGGACATTGTTGGGGGTACAGGTATTACTGTCACAGAAAATACTAATGACCTTACTCTGTCTGTCACTCAGGGAGATATTGACATTAGTAATCTTGCTGGGATAGCAAGCTTTGATCTTAGTGGGGCAGATAACTCAAGCTCCTTGTTTTTGTCTAGTGTAAACCTTGCATCAAACGTTACAGGCACTCTCCCTATTGCAAATGGGGGAACTGGACAAACTAGCTTCGCTGCAAACAGTGTACTGCTTGGGGGTGCTAGTATCTCTACTGCGGTTCTTGACGCAGACAAAGAGATTCTTGTCGGTACGACTAGTGGTCCTGAGATGAAAACTTTGACAGCAGGAAGCAATATTTCAATTACTCAAAACAACTCTTTAGACACCCTTACTATAGGATTTACTAAAGGAAATTACATAGAGTCAGGGGACAATGTAACTCTTGGAGATGTAACAGTAGGAGATCTTACTATAGGAACACTTAGTTCAAGCTCTACTGGGACAGTAACACAAGCTACATCTCTCTCAACTGGGGTAACATTAAACGCTGTTGGGGGTACTATTACATTGTTCTCAGATGCTATTACAGCTAATACAAATACTCAGTTTACAGTAACTAATGACCAAGTATCAGCTACATCAGTAATATTCTTATCTAGAGAATTTCAAAGTAGTACAGCTGCTGATAATGGGGTACATATTAGTCTTGCATCTGTAAGCAATGGGAGCTTTGTAATTAACATCACACATACAGGTAATCAAGATGCAGCATCAATTGTGAGAAAAATACATTTCTTTGTCTTAGGATAATAATAACCAACCAAACCATACACAATGTTTAATCAGTTTAAAATGAAAGTAGCAGACGCTATCGAATTGTACAAAGGACTTGAAGCTGTCAAGCAGCACAAAGGGGCACGATTCTCTGTAATCGTAGCTAAAAATGTGAAAGAGCTTGAGCAGGTACTCAGACAGTACGAAGAAATAGCTAAGCCATCAGATGAGTTCTTAAGAGTTTCTGGGGAAGCACACAAACTTGCAGAAGCAGAAGATGAAGATGGGCTCAAGAAGTTAGAAGAGACACATGCAGATTTAATCGAAGAGCGTAAAGCACAGCTTGCACAACTCGAAGCAACAATGCAGAATGAAATTGAAATTGATCTGCACTCCATCAAAGAATCACAACTCCCAGACGACGTAACTCCTGAACAGATAGTTCCAATACTCCCAATATTGTCATGACATCTAAAAGAGACATAAGACAATTTTTGCTCGAAAGACCCGGGTACCTTAAAAAAGGTGCCTGGGTTTTAGCGCGAAGATTGGAGTGCTCTGTAAAAGATTGTCAAGAGGTATTGAAAGAACTGAGGAATGCAAATACATCAGAGAATAGACTTGATAGAGAAGATAGAGTTAAAACTTCTAGCCTGCAGAAATTCCTAACTACACATGGGATTAATGAGGCATCTGTATCAAGTGTAAAGTTTTGGCAAACAGCTACGGGAGATTTAAGATACTCAGTAGTTACTAATGATGCCCCTAACACAGAGGACATCAAACAAGAGATAGAAGACTTTGCTGCGGATTACGCTCCAGTATATCCTGAACAGGATTACCCGGAATGCGAAGACCCAATTGCGTATGAAATATCTCTCCCAGACATACACTACGGTAAGTTGGTGGATATGCCACTGCCTTATGATTTTCAGGAAAAAGAATACATTACAGTTGTAGAGAATCTTGTAGCTAAAGCAGCAGGATTAGAGATCGAAAGATTCATTCTCCCTATTGGGAACGACGGGTTAAACTCAGAGGGAATGAGAATGACTACAACTAAAGGTACCCCACAACAGGACTATATGGACTGGAGAAAAAGCTTTAGGGGATACTGGAAGCTAATAGTTTACACCATTGACTATTTAAAGCAGATAGCACCCGTGGATGTTATAGTTGTCTCAGGCAACCACGATTATGAACGGATGTACTACGTAGGAGATGTGATTGCAGGGTGGTTCCGTAATGATCCTAACGTAAGCGTGGACAATAGTGACGACCCTAGGAAGTATTACCAGTACGGGACAAACATGCTAATGTTTACCCATGGGGATAAAGAAAAGGCCCAAAACATTCCTTTGATAATGGCAACAGAACAACCAGAAATGTTTGCAGCTACATCTCACAGAGAAGCACACTGTGGACACTTTCATAAAGAGCAAGTCAATGAGTATCGAGGAATCAAAGTCCGTTTCGTTCCTTCTATTTGCCCTAACGATTCATGGCACAAGCAAATGGGATACGACTCCAAACGAACAGGACAGGCTTATATATGGAGTAAAGAGAGGGGAATGGAGGGATATAATCAGTACAATGTTTGATGATCTGTCATATAACAATGATGAGTTTGACGACACTCTAGACGTCAATGAGGAGATAGAAATCCTTGCTGATGCCTACGAGAACGCATATAAAATACTAACGGGAAAAGTACAAGTAGAAGAATTCTTACTAGAGCGAACAGATGATGGGGATATAGTCTTCCTCCCATTTGACCCAAAAGAACCAGAGACAATAGAGTTAATTATAGACGACGTAATAGCATACTTTGAAGAGGGCGAAGAGTACGAGAAGTGCTCAGAGCTTTTAGAGATTAAGAAGAAGTTCGATGACACTAAATGAAATTGCATATAACTTATTAAACTTGATGCGGGCTGGGCGTTCTCATAATGATGAGAATATCTCCCTAGACCAAATTAAGTTTAACATTAAGCATTACCGTGCGATGTTTATTCGCAGGGATTTTATGCGTAACGGGCTTATTACAAGGCACCTGGAACAAGATCTGGGATGTCTTACACTTAAGAAAGTAGATGCAAGTAAGTGCGATTGTGATTTTACTATAGACTGTCCGATATACAGAACAGAGAAGAAGATACCGCGAACTGTACGATTTAATTTCAGAGATGCAATTACACACGTAGGGGATGTTACAGGTCTTGGTCGTATCCCACTTATAGAACCCTACGAAGTACAGTGGTTACCGCATGATAAATACACAGCTAACAGACCAAAGGCTTACATGATAGAGGACTATCTCTATGTGTATAACCCTAAAGGAATGGAGCTAGTTAATGTACGAGGGGTGTTTGAAGACCCAGAGGAACTTGCAGGGCTCAAAAGCTGTGATCCTGTATGCTACGACGCAGACTCCCCATTCCCAATCCCAGCTGACATGATCAGCTTAATTACAACAGGTCTCACTAACGGTGAACTTAAATTTTTAGTTAGTACCTTAGTAGACGACGAAAACGATAGACAACAAGATACTCAATAACTATGGCATATAATACTAACGCTGACAGGCTCAGCAATAAAATAGCTGAAAACTCTGACGTTTCGTTAGGCAAACGAGGGTTTGACTTAAGAAATAGTTGGTCTACTGCAGCAATATATAATAGCGGAACATATATGGCAATGCAATTTATTGGTGACACTATTTTTGACGTGTTAGAGATAGATGGACGAGATGTGTTTGCAGGAGCTGCCACACCTAGTGCATCAGACTTTACAGTACCAAAAGGCTCTGTGCTCTATGGAAACGTAACCAAAGTGAAAATTAGCTCTTCAAGCGTTAATCAAGTTCTCATTCTCTACAAAGCATAATCGTGGCTAAATCACCAGCATGGACACGCAAAGAAGGCCAAAGCGCAAGCGGAGGGCTTAACAGACGAGGAATAGCTTCTTATAGAAGAGCTAATCCTGGGAGCAAGCTGTCCATGGCTGTAACTGAGAAAAATCCTACTGGGAAAAAGAAAGCTAGAAGAAAATCATTTTGCTCTCGTATGTGTGGGATGAAAAAACGCAGAACCAGCGCAAAGACATCAAGAGATCCTAATTCTAGAATAAATAAAGCGCTCCGTAAGTGGAGATGCAAGTGTAGCTAATAACTATGAACTTTGACGACATCACTATATATCAATTCATTGTTCTTGCAGGAGGACTCATAGGTACCTGGATTAAACACCAAAATGACTATGCAGTTCTCAAGAGCAGGGTAAAATCTCTTGAGCTCAAGAATGATGAAATAACTGCAATGTTAAAGAAACTGGCTGAAGACGTTGCTGAGATTAAACTTCTACTAGCCAGAAAACAAATTGACAACTAATACTATCATGGGTAACAAAAAAAGAATGTACAAGAAGGGCAGCTTCTTGGAACCAAATAAAGAGCTCACGTTTGGGGGCATGAAATACGAAGCTGCTGGTCCTGTAGCTAGGCAAGCGGAGTCAGCAAAAAAAATGAAAGCTGCAGCTGAAAGAATTGCAGCAGAAGAAGCTTCAAAAGCAGCAGCAGCACGAAGAGGCCCTAGCAGGCAAGAAAAACAAAACACTCCCCAAGGAACTGGGGGTGGTGCAAAACCTCAAGTAGGAAGTAAGCTTAAAGAATTAAGTAATGCTCCAGGCCCAAAACCCGAAGCTAAAAACCCAGCTTCTACTGGACCAAAACCAGGTACATATGCATACGCAAAGAAGCGTAACCCTAACTTGGACAAACTGATTGCTGAGCGTAAGAAGTATGCTAAAGGAACTGAAGATTACAACAGAGTACAGAATCAAATCAACAGAGCATACAGCGCTGGCCCTATGCGTAAGGAGATTAGTAAAGTTACTCCTAAGGCCGCACCTAAAAATACAGCTAAACCTACTCTTCAAAAGCCCGCATCTTCAAAGCCAGCAGCTTCTAAACCAGCTCCTAAGCCAGCAGCTAAAAAGCCTACACCAACTAAAACTCCTAGCGGAGGATCTGGTATGGGTGCTGTAGCAAAACAGAATGCATTGAAAAAAGAGCTGCAGTCTGCAAAGCCAGTAGATCGTAGAACCTCTGCCCCAGCTACAAAATCTACATCTAAAAAGATGGATAGACTTGTAAAGAAGGTAAAGAAAGAAGATGCAAAAATGCGTCGTAAAAACACCACTGCTACTCCAGAAGGTCGCCGACCAGGAGCACAAGCTAGACGCTTAAATAGAGCCTCTAACGCAAGTGCTGGTATAAAAAAGATGGGAGACAACTACGGAGGAAATGCAACAAAGGCTGCTAAAATGAACAAGATGGGAGACGCCTTGGAAAAGGATCTCAAATCAAGAGGTATGATGATGGGCGGCATGAAGTATGGCATGGGCGGTAAGTACATGAATAAAGGTGGATTCCCAGATCTTACTGGAGACGGTAAAGTAACTTTTGCAGATATACTTAAAGGCAGACTCAAAGGCAAAAAGGGTAAGCGTAAATAATGCACACATTCAAGGACATATATAACAGCTATGCAAAATCTGTAGCGGAGCCTATTAGCAAGAAATTGTTTAAGGAAATCTGCGAAACGTTCAACATGGAGGTTATAGATGGTGTCCTTGAGGGTGATGTGTTTAATATGAAGAACAATCTTTCCAACCTTTCTATCCGTAGGATTGAACGCAATCCGTCCAAGCCTACGATAGATTGGTGGGAGAGTAACAAGTACAAACAGGAGCTGCTTGCTGAGGGCAAAGAGCTATACTCAGAAGACAATCCTGAAGGAGAAAAGTGGTTTATATACTACACTGATCCTTGGTACTGTAAATACCACTGGGAAAAGCATAGATGTAAAATCCCAAACAAGACAGCATACAGGTTTACCCCGACCCGTGGAATTAAGGGGAACAAAGAAAAGCTAACTAAGCTACTAAAAGAAGACGAACTAGCATACCTCAGATTCAAGAAGCATGGCAATATATAAGACAATATCTAGTAAGGTCGTTATCCGCAAGATATTCCGAGACATCAACCCTAATACAGATAACTGGGTTGATGATGCCATTGAATGGATTGGGGAAGTACTAGAACACATTGGAAGTGCACCACAGCTTATTAAAAAGACATGTGTACTTACAATGAAAGACTATAAAGCAGCTCTCCCCAATGATCTGTTTTATATCAATCAAGTAGCACTAAATGAGACCGAAGAAGGGGTAGTCATCTCACAACAGATGGATACCCTTTTAGAGCTTATAGATGACATTGTTAACGGAACACGCACATCTAACTACACGCTCAAC